CAAGCACCTTAAAACAAAACATAAGTGCAGGGTAACCAAAGACAATTTTAAAAGCAAATATCTACATAGGCTAAGTATCAAAATGGATAAAGACGACCCGTATTGTCATCTGATATATTTGGATAAAAAGAAATTTGTGGTTAAATTCAATAATAAGATTAATGTTGAGACTAAATTTGAGAAGGGAAGGCATAAAGCAATACTTACTATAGGATGATAATATGACAACAAAGAAGTTAGAAATATTAAAAAAGTCATTAATAAAAAAAGAAGCTGTGTTTGATGAGAGGCTTCAAAACCATATTGATACGGTGAAACAAGCCAACGGGCAACCCTTAAACGATAAAAGAAACGGGCAAGCTACATTGGATAAATGGGATCGGCAAGATGAGTCGTTGCGTAGACTGAAAGAAGGAATTGAAAAAACAAAACGAGCAATTGAAATTGAAGAGGGTAAAATAATGGGTATTGAACACGCCAATACTTTTATCCCTGCTGAAATTTTGGAGCTGGTAAAAAAAGGCGAACTAAACCAATGGCGTAAACATCCACATACTTTTTTTGTGCCTGATGTTGATAAGGCTCGTATTGTTTGGGATAACAAAAGGAAGGTTGTTGCTCATAGATACGCTCACTTAATTGAAACGCAAGAACAACGATCTAAATTCGTAAGACTGTATAATGGATTGAACTCTGTCTTAAATGACAGGTAACTAAAAACATATAATGGAGACAGTAAACCTCGCTGAAATAGAAATCAAGCATATCGATTACCGGAAGTGGGTCCCAATACAGGGCGACCTTAAATCACTATCAAAAAAGAACTACGACAAGCTTAAGCGATCACTGGTGGATAAACAAGCATTCATTCCGGCATTCATCTGGGAGGATGAAGGCGAATACAAACTACTCGACGGCCACCAAAGGCATCGACTATTCACAAAGGAGAGTATGCAATTTAAAAAGCCCGATGGATCACTTACTTATGATTATCCCTGTATAATGATCAAGGCTAAGAATCTACAGGATGCAAAAGAAAGGCTCCTGGTAATATCCTCTCAGTACGGCAAGATCGAACAGGAGGGTTTTGATGAGTTTATATTCGACCTGGATGATGAGTACCTGGACAATCTTATTCATTTCGATGGCATGCAGGGAATTAATTTGATGGATGAGGGCCAAGAGGATGATTACAAGATACCCGATAACATAGAAACCGACATCGTGCCAGGGGATTTAATAGAGATAGGGGAGCACCGACTACTATGTGGTGATAGCACAAACGCAGATGATGTGGAGAAACTTTTACAGGGCAAGGAGCCATATCTTATGATCACCGATCCTCCTTACGGAATAAATTATAAACCAGAATGGAGAAGTGAAGCAATGCCAGAAAAAAATGATAAGGATCATGGCAGGTCTATAGGCAAAGTGAACAACGATGATAACGCTGACTGGAGAGAATCTTGGGCATTAAGTCCAGCTAAGGTTGCTTATGTATATCATGCAGGTAAATACACAAGCATTGTACAGGAAAGTCTGGAGGTTTGCGATTACGAAATAAGAAGTCAGATAATATGGGCTAAAAGCCACTTTGCAATAAGCAGGGGGGATTATCACGGACAACATGAGCCTATTTGGTATGCCGTAAAGAAAGGCAGCAAAGGAAATTGGGCAGGCGATCGAAAGCAAACAACTATATGGGAGATAGAAAAGAACCAAAAAAACGAGACCGGACACAGTACTCAAAAGCCAGTTGAGTGTATGGCAAGACCAATGGGCAATCATGACGGTGACGTGTACGACCCATTCATTGGCAGTGGAACTGCAATGGTGGCAGCACACCAGCTAAGTCGTAAATGCTATGGTATGGAGATTGACCCCAAATACTGCCAAGTAATAATTGACCGTATGTTGAAACTCGATGACAGCATTGTCGTAAAAGTAAATGGGAAAGATTATGGAACGGAGTAGTATTACAGTAAAAGATTTTTTAGATAAAGTACAATCAGTTGATTTGTCGCTTGGCGAGGAGCTAAAGGAGATAGGAATTTATGATGTCGTAGTGCGAGTCATGGAGGAGTACACCAAGTTGAAATGCAAGGAGCAGAGGGAGATATGTTTTGTTCAAATGAAACATTGGAAGTTTGGGCAGTATAAAGCAAAGAAAGAAGCTATTTTAAATGCACCAGAGCCTAAATTTAATTAGTTGAAAAAGCACACTAAGATATACATGGATTACTTCGGGTATGATATATCCGATTGGATACCGTGTGAAATTCCAAAGTGCGGTCATCAGGTGGTGGACATACATCACATTGACCCCAGGGGAATGGGTGGATCAAAGGAAAAGGATCATATCGAAAACTTGGCTGGATTGTGTAGGCAGGATCACGAAAAGGCTGAGTCCGACCCGGAGTTTAACGAATACGTAAAAGAAGTTCACCTAAGTAAAGTTAAAGAGCATGAAGCTAAATAAACGTCCAAAAAAGTCTAAATCACCAGAAGATAAAGAAATAACGCGGAGGCAAGACTTCGAGCAAAATGCCGACAGGATAAGGGATGCCGTCATTAGCCACATGAAAGAACACAAGAAGCCTGCCTCAATGTCGGACATTTCAAAGAAGCTGGGTCTATCATACAAGACTGTCTGGAGGCATATGAAGCAGATCAAATTTAATAGTGAAGCTCACCCATTACGTGCTTTGAGTAGTGATATATTAGTCAGCATTTATAATGCATCCCTAAAAGGCAATCCGTCCTCGCAAAAATTATGGTTCCAGCTAATGGAAGGTTGGTCAGAAAAGACTAACTTTGAAATTACGACAGATGGGAAAGCCCTGCCAAGGGAGCTTGATCTATCAAAATTAACTACTGAAGATCTTGAAGACTACCAACGAATACAATCAAAGATTACTGGAGAGGGCATGGGAGATTGACCGGGAGCTATCTATAAGATCCTATTATGCGTTCTTTAAGTTAGCCTGGAAGATCATCGAGCCTAACACCCCCCTTCAATTAAATTGGCACCTTGAGTTCATTGCTGATCTCTTGCAGAAGGAAGTTGAAAGGATAGCCAGGAGGGAGAAAAAAACCAAAGACTTTATTATCAATGTACCACCGGGAACCTCTAAGAGTTCCTTGATCACGATATTATTACCGGCGTGGATATGGATCAACTACCCATATATGAGAATCATCAGCGGGTCCTATGCAGGGGAGTTATCCACAAGTCATGCACAAATGAGTAGAGACGTTATAGAATCAGATTGGTATCAAGATCTATTTGGTGATCGGTTTATCATGAAGCGCGATTTAAACCGGGCAAAAGAATACCAGAACAACAAAACAGGGATCAGAATAGCAACATCAGTCGGAGGATCTATCACAGGGAAACATGCTGATATAGTTATTATTGACGACCCACTAAATCCCAAGGAGGCCACGAGTGAGAAGAAAATCGCAAGGGCTAATCATTGGATGGATAAGACACTGCCTACCAGGTTGAGGGACCCGGAGATATCACTTAGGATTGTTGTCATGCAGCGGCTACACGAGAACGACTTAACCGGTCATTGTCTTGCCACTGACCGGGAAGGATATGAGCATATCTGCTTACCAGGGGAGAAGACAGAAGACGTAAGACCTATTAGGCTGAGGGTGAAGTATAAGGATGGTCTACTTAACCCATCAAGGCAGCCCAGAAGCGTACTCACAAGGCTTAAAGTCCAGCTCGGTAGTGATGGATACTCCGGACAGATACTACAAAACCCTATCCCTGCCGGCGGTAATATGATCAAAAAGAAATGGTTTGGTAGGTTCAGTCTCGGCAAGCTCATGGCAGAGGCAGCAGAGAAAAAGGAGGATCTGGTATGGAATTTTAAATTAGATGGCGCCTACACTAAGGACGAACAAAACGACCCCAGCGCCATGATCTCTTATTGTATGTGGAAGAATAATATGTATATCAGGGAGGTCAAATCAGTATGGAAGGAGCTGCCAGAGCTGATAAGATTCATTAAGGAGTTCACAGTCAGGAATGATTATAGCCCTCAGTCCATGATAGGCATTGAGCCTAAAGCAAGCGGGATGAGTGCCGCACAATCATTAAAGAGGGAAACCAATCTGAATGTGATATTAGACAAGGCACCAAAGATAGATAAGATTGCCCGGGTCAATTCTTGCCTGCCTTTCATGGAGGCTGGGAGATGCTTTCTCCTGGAGGATTGCGACTGGAGTGATCATTACCTTAACCAGTTGGCCGCATTCCCTAACGCAAAGCATGATGACGAGGTTGATGTTACCACGATGGCTATTAATAGCGTAATAGATAACCCGAATAAGATTCTTGATGTTGGAGCATATTGAGTATCTTGTATAACAATTAACTACTATGGCAGATATAAAAGAAGAATACGGCAAGATTGCCTTTAAAGGATGGGACGACTGGCTATTAAAAAGATTACCCCCTGATTCAAGTAAAGCTTACGTTCGCCAGGCTCTGGCAGAGTTTGCTAAAGAATACGCAGACAGCTTAAAGCCTACTGAAGAAGGGATAGAGGCAATTATTTGTAATACTTATCTACCAGATAGTAAATATAGTGGGGCAAAATGTACCACTTGTGGCAGGCCAAGAGGAATGCATCCAACAGGGAGCTAAATGGGCTATTAAACAAAATAAATAGATATGAGTAATGATTACCTTTTCCGTTTCCTGAACGCTATCGCCTGGATGTTCGCCGGGGCGATGCTGATGGCAGCCCTATTTTTATTCACTCAGATTTATAATGCCAACAACCCTCCCAGCCAGGAGGACGAGGAGGAGGATGCCTATCATGGGGCTTTAAAAGATTCTATGCGCGCAAATTGAGGTTGTATATCTCAGCCTGTTTACCTATATTTATGCTTTATTACAATAATTAAATTAAATCAAATGGATAAATATATAGGATCAAAAATCATTCGTGCAGAAATAATGAGCGAATGTACATTTCTTGAAAAATTTAAAAACGAAGACGTAAGCAATAGGGATGACCGAAACGGATATCGCGTTCAGTACGCCGATGGATATGATAGTTGGTCTCCAAAAGAGGTATTTGAAGAAGCTTACAGGCCGGTATCTGCCGGTGAAATGGAATTACTCTATAGCAAAGAAGCCTCAGACGAGGATAGCCCTGATTCTGAAAGCTAAGAATTAAAGCATATATGAAAATAGAAGCCTCTGGGAATTACTCAGGGGCTTTTTTTATTTCAGAAAGAATACATACCTTTACCTCGCGAGGTGGAGCAGCTGGTCAGCTCGGATGGCTCATAACCATCAGGTCGCAGGTTCGAATCCTGCTCTCGCTACTTAAATTTATTCATTGCAAATTAGATTAAAATGAAAAAAGGTAAAATAAAGTTTTATAATAGCGAAAAGGGTTACGGGTTTATAGTACCCGAAGATGGCTCTAAAGACATATTCTTTCATGTAACAGGAATTGAAGCCGGGCAGGACTTAAGGGAGGACGACAATGTTTCTTATGAAGAGGAAGAAGGCGATAAAGGACTGAAAGCCGTTGGGATTAAATTACACGATTCTGTAAAAAGTTACTAAGATTTTTTGTTTTCCAAAGAAAAGACATATATTTATGTCCATCTAAATGCAATTAGCAACTAACAATAAATAATCAAAGCTATGAATCCAGCAGAAATCAACCAAAAAGCCACAGAAATTTTAGCAATAGAAGATACCGACGAAAGAGAGAAGGCTATTCAAGCCATCAATGAAAAGGATCGGGAAGCGGTGTTAGATGCTATGGCTGAGATATCTGCAAAAGCGGATGAAGCTGCTGAAGCAAAGGCGGATGGCACAGTAACCGAATTAATAATTACCCAGGAAGATTTAGATGCTGACCCCGAACTTGCAAAAAAAGGTTTTAAGGTTGGTGACGAGGTTCCAGAGGAAGAAACTAATACCACAAGAGAAAACTTTCAGGAAGATGTAAGCACGCTAATAGAACTAACTCCTGAAAACAGAGAATTGTTTTTTGAGCAATATGAGGGTGAAGACAAAGAGGACTTAGTTAATGCTGTTGCTGATGGGTTAAAGGAATTAGAAGGAACGAAAGGGAAGGAAAGAGAAGAGAAAAAGAAAGGATGGTTTGCCAAGCTTGCCGATTCCCTAACGGGCAACCAGGACGATAAATCTGACAAAGACAATGATGATAATAACACTGATAATGATACTAATGAAGACAAGCCCACTGATAGCGAGGATGAAGAGGTCGATGGTAAAAACCAGGAAGCCAAAGAGCTGATTGGTCAAGCCCAGGGAATGCAGGCTGATGGTAATCATGACAATGCCTTGAAGAATTTGGAGAAGGCTGTCGAGGTTTCTGTTGGCGACAAGATGAAAGAAGTTGCCGAGGCTAATCTTGAAGCCTGCAAGAAAGCCAAAAAGGATTATGAGGCCCAATCTGAAAAGGCCGCCAAGGCTGGAAGGAAGGCCAAGAAAATTACAGGAGAAGACATTAGGAACGACTGCAATGCCATAGTTGTTAAGCTGGACCAAATCGCCAAGCAAGAGGCAGAAGCAGGAAGGAATGGACTTAGGTACATGAGAGCAAAAAAGCAAATCCTAAGATTGATCCGAACAGCTCTAAAGTAATAAGCTTATTGATTGCCTATGATTTTAGCTCAGATCAACGGTCGAGAATACAAGATTAAAGTCGACCACAAAGATTTCACCATCCAGGACTACATTAAGATCAGGATTCGATTAAATACAGCTCCTGAACTACTCGTTGAGCTTTACAAGAATTATGCGACCAAGAAGACCAAAGGCAATGAGGAGAAGCTCACCAATGAGGCTATTGAAATAGAGGGGAAGTTCACCAAAGAGGAGAAATCCAAAACCTTACCAACCTTTTATGGGGATATATTGGGGTTATGCTCTGACATTCCAGAGAATATAATGAAGAAGATCCACCGGCAGGACAGGGAGAAGGTCTACAATCAATACTGTCTCAAAACAGTTGCTGAGTTATTATTTGAGCCTAAGTCTATCACACCAATAAATTCATTTAAGTTAGGCAAAGAGAAGCTTATAGCACCCAAATACTATGAGATATTGGGGCAGAAGAGGCCAATGGGTAGTTCTCAAATCATTGAATTTGCTGAAGCTGCTGATCTTGAGGTATTTTCAGATGAATTGGAAGGAGGTAAATACGAGGTGTTGCCCAATATAATCTCTATTTTATATAGGCCAGCCGGGGAGGATTATGATGAAAAGAAATCATTGGAGAGGGCTAAGAAGATGCAGCATCTGACTATGGATATTGGTTGGTCTGTTTTTTTTTACTTGAAAGAACTCGGAGCTTTCTCTTTACAATGTATCCAAACCTCAAGGGCTCAGGCGGCGATAGCAGAACTAAGAAGGCAGTTATCGAGTCAGGGATCGACAATTTCGGATGGAGTGGGCAGATAATGAAGCTGGCCGGTAGTGTTTTAAATGTCAAGAAAACAGAAAGATTACCACTTTATGATTTTATGATGTATCTTAGCTATAATATTTCACACTCCAAGTTTGTAAATTATCAAGAAAAGAAGTAATGATAGGATATAGATGTAAGTGCGGGAAGGCAACAGGGTCGTCATCAATGGGATTTGAAGATTGTCAGGGCTGCGAAAAATGTGGCACTACTTATGCTGCCCATCCTGATTACCACAAGAAGCTACAACCCCATAAATGGGGTGAGAATTTCAATCAGAATACAGGAAAACCATATAAGATCTGCGAGGTCTGTCATCATATAGATATAAAATCATATGAAAAAGCTAAAAAGAAGTAATGGCACAATTTGATTATGATCAGTTAGGTAGAAGATGGAAAGAGACGGCTCTTAAAACGTCTATTGTATTCCGACCCGACACAGAAGACGAGGACGCTGTTGATATATGTTCTGTTTTCTTTGATGATCTGTCTAAGGTTGACACAAGCAGGAGTACCATATACAGGCTGATATTAATCAACCCATTTACATCAACCCAAGAGAACGTAAGAATACCTGACGAATTAACCGTTTTCGATTTCTTTGTCTTTAATCAGGGCAGGTCACTCGACGCAGATGGCCGGGACTTGGAATGGTCTAAGCTAAAGAAGTTGGGAGAGCAGCTCTTGCAAGATATTGAGAACAGCAATCCTGACGCAGATGGCCCCAAGGATATTCAGGTTGTAGGGTCACTTGTGAAAACGCCCGGGCATCACCAGCATAAAGATTGGTTAATTGGCTACAGGTTCCAGGGAACAATTAGGGTTGATTCAGGATTTTGTGTAACTTAGATTTATTATGACGAATTGGATAAGCGTAGAAGATAGGCTGCCAGTGGAGGATATTTGGGTATTGCTATACAGTGATGAAGAAGAGGAGCAAATAGGATGGCTAAATAAACATGGTAAATTTACGACTATTAGCGATGATAGGTTTTTGTTTTCTAATGAGATCACCCACTGGATGCCATTACCTAATCCACCTAAAAAGATATAATGGGAGCAGTAAAACAATTTGACGATTATACCAGGCAAGAGAAAAGACACTCATATGTCAAGATAAAGTATGGAGGCCGATGGGTCGAGGTGCCTGTGTTGAAATACTTACAGATAGCGGCTAATAGCTTGCCAAAGGGAGTCCGGGACGATGGAAGCCGGGTTGATCATGTAGCCGACCTAAAGAAGATATATTATAGCACTGGTGTTGAAGGGGTTAGGGATTACATTAAGTCCGTTGAGAAAATAATGAAGAAGGTCCAGAAGGAAGCCCGGAATAAAAACAAACCTCTATGGCGAAAGGTACTGAACGTCTAATTAAGGGAGCTAATGGGATTGCATTTTTTCTTGAAACTGAAACCCGAAAGACCCTTATCTCTAAGGGGAAGAAGGCCTCTGGGGAGCTAATCAAAACAATCGAAGTTGTTGTTAAGGAACTGGTATCCTCAATAATCATTGAAGAGAGTCACGTATTTTATGGTGATTTTGTTGATAAAGGCAGGAAGAAAGGGGTCAAGCGTGTGCCTGTTGATGCACTTGAGGCATGGATAAAGGCAAGGGGATTCAGTAGCGGTGTTGACAATATCAGGGGCACGGCTTTTGCAATCCAAACAAATATCTTTAAATTTGGGATTAAACCTACTAATTGGATAGACGAAACGGTGTCCAGGACAGATACTAAAGTGGTACAGATGGTGGATAGGGTCGCGTCGGAACAATTAGAAATAGCTATTGATCAGATATTTAAAGAGACTGATAAACGATTTAGAACAGGAACATAATGGCACTAACAATAGACGAACAGCCAAACCAGATTGCCCCTGCTTACAATGAAAACATATGGAAAGTTATCTCTGATCGAGATGACCCTATATCTGAAGCTGTAGGTGTTGTCTCCGATGATGGTGGTGGGTTTACTGAATATACTATCAGTTCCGGTCCCGGTCACGGAATTTTGGTTGGAGACATCCTTACCGGATCAGGGTTTTCCGAGAGTACGTATAATGTCATCCAAACTGTAACAGGAGTCTCAGGCAGCAATGTAATAACTGACGTTGTCTTTGTTGCTAATGACTCCGGAACATTAACAAGGAATAATAATGGCTTTCAGGTATTAGCTCAAATTATTGAATTCGGCATTAATTCGACAAAATCAATAACTTCTATTGCCGATGCCGGTGGGGGTCAGATTGATATTACTACCTCTACAGCTCACGGATTAGCCATTGATGACATAATTGTTGTTACGGGAACAACATCTTATAATACTGTATCTGAGGTTAAGGCAGTTCCTAGCACAACAGTCGTCACAGTTGATAGGGCGACTTTTTTCGGCACAGAGACGGGAACATTGGAAAAAGGTGAAATTAGGGGCAGTAAGACTGCAAAAATTAGCATTGCAGGGGTTAAATACGTGTTTGACTTCTCTAATATCCTGTCCTCTATTGTTAATAAGGATGGGTTTGACTTGATTGCTTTAGGGTCTACCACCATCCAAACTCCTACAGACAACTCAATTAGAAGCTATGGAGTCTTATTTACAGAGCAGTTTGAAGATGCTGATGGGCTAATAAAAAACGAGGACCAAACTCAAACGAACGCAGTAAAGAAAACTATCAATATTGCACGGCAATTAGGGGAAGCATTGGATCTTGCTGAATTCTTAACTAATGCAACTACCAGGAGATTCCTTACAAGCTCTACAAGCCCAAAAGACATTCAGGATTCCCAGGAAGAGCAACTAAGCTTTATTGCTGATGATGGGGAGACATACAAAATAAGAAGCGAGAGGTTTGATGCTAACGGCGCATCTCTGGGTGTTACTACATCCGCGTCCGAAGCAATAAGCAATAACAGAGGCATTGTTCCTGTGAATAATAATTTATGGGATGCCGGGACAGACACGGTGGATGTGTGGTTAGTAGACGTTGGAGATGTCCAGGTAAGTGAGAAGCGGAAATTTAAAGTAGAAAGAAATTGCTTTAGGAATAAAGTTGAGATTTATTTTCTCAATCGATCAGGGGGACATGACCTTTATACTTTCACTGGAGACTTGATTGAGTCAATCGAAACGTCAAAAACAAAATTCAAAAAAGTAATTGCGGAAGGGTTTGATATTGAAGATCGTCAGCAAACTACATTAGGCGTCCAGGGCAATGATAGAACCGAAATATTCAGCCAGTTCCTTACTCGGGCTGAGGGTGTCTGGCTTTCCCAATATGTATCCAGCCCGGAAGTTGTATTATTAGACAGTAGCAAATTTGTGCCTATTGATCCTCAAAATAAAAAAGAAGTAATTGACAGAGACCGGGGAATGACTCAAATTAAGGCTACATTTATAAAGCCTGACTTGATAATACAAACAAACTAATGGCGATAGATGCTAAGATTGTAGTCGATGGAATTAAGTTAGATGTGGCCGCTAAGGATGTCCTGAAGCTAGCATTAGATTTCGCTATATCTGATATCTCTGACATTTCCAAAATTAAAAAGAATACCTCCAAGACAATCAATATCCCAGCCAGTAAAAAGAATGATCAGGCACTGGGGTTCGGCACTGATCCAAATAGCGCCGCCCCTGTTGACCAAAAAGTTAGGAAGCCATCTCATTTTGAAGTAGGAGGGACAACCTTAATTGAAGGGTTTATTAAGGTTAATGATCGGATTAGAGATAAAAGTGGAGTAGTTAAATTATACAAGGCTGTTATTATCGGGTCCAATGGTGAATGGAAAGAGCAACTTGCAGAATTGGATATGACTGCCTTGAATCTAACTGACCAGGACCATACATGGAATAAGGCAAGCATAGATGCAAGTGAGACGGTTGACGCCAGTAGAATATATGTATATCCACTAATCAATTATGGCAAATTCTCTGGAGGGGGAGGATCAACAGTAAAGGTTGAAGATCGATTCCCTGCTTTTAATAAGCTGGACTTGTTGAACAGGATATTTAATGCGATTGGATGGACTCTTGATTCTCCCTTCTTGAATGATACTTTTTTCAGCAAACAATATATGCCCTTTACCAACGAAGTCTTTGGTCATCCTGAGTCGTTTGTTGATGAAAGAATACTCAGGATTTCTCCATTGGCTGATTATCGTTTTAGCACTGCGATAGAAGTCAGCGGGACAAGGTTAAGTCTTGGAGATAAGACATCAGTCGGGTTATTTGATAATGGGGACCTTTATGATGATGGGCTGATAATAGACGAGCCAGTAGAAGATATACTTTTCCAGTTCCAGACTGTCATTAAATACTCATTCGAGGGATCTCCAGACCTATCAAAGGTTAGAGTTGGCAGCTTCGTAAGGATCACAGGAGCAACAAATAGTTCAAATAATGGACACCATAGGGTCACAGGTGTGGACAATATTAATAAGACTCTTAACCTTAAGGTCATCGCAAGGCTCAATGATGCGGATGACGAGGTTGGGTCTCCGGCGGTGGCCGATATATTGAATGGAGACCTGGTGTATGTAGTTGATACAGACGTGACAATGAATTTCACTGTCAATCTCGTTGCAGAGGTAGCATTAGATAACGTAGCTCTCACTTTGAGGATTGTTAGGAGAAGGGATGGTGTGCCCTCCACGCTTGCTACAACCTCCGTAAAGAACATAAACCAAGGAAGCCCAGGGGTAGTCACCCTTACCGTAGACAGTGGGTTTAGACAGTTTCTCCCTGGAGATGAGTTAGTCGGTGTTATTAGTAGTTCGAGAGTTAGTCAAGCCGTTGGATCGGCAAGCTCAGATATCGTCATTAAAAGAGAGACAGCATTCCATAATGACGTATCAAGAGAAATTGTTCCGGGGCAGACAGTTATTCTTGCTGACCAATTACCAGAAATGACCCAATTAGAATATGTGCAAGGCATAAGAGACACTTACAATTTGTTTTTCGACGCTAACGTAAATACGAGGACGGTAACAGTGCTGCCAAGAGATGAATTTTATAATGATTCGTCAAAGGCAGAAGATTGGACAGACAAGATCGATGATGGTAAGCCAAAAACGATTGAGGATTTGAGCGAAGCGACAGGGAAAAAGATCACATATACATGGGCTGAAGATGGAGATGACGCAATAGTTGACACTGTCACTAAAGTAAAGAAAGAGATTTTTGCATCAGTTGAGTTTGACAACCCTAATAAGTTTGCTAGAGGTCAAACAAATTTCGGGCCTACAATATTTGCTGCTACATATATGGATTTAGCACGGGAGATCGGGTTGACTTCATCTTTAATACCAAAATTATGGAGTGAGAACCTGCCATTAGGGGAGGTCTCCGAGAAAAGTACCGGGTTTTTGCCTCGTATATTATATTATGATGGAGTTCAAAGCTTGGCTGTTGGGGAGACCTGGGATTTTGAAGGAGACATAAGAACGGATTTTCCGAGAATGTTTTTTGATGATACTACCCAAGACAACGATAACTCACTGCATTTTGTAGATACACAAAGATCAAATGGATTACAGCAAAGATTCTGGAGGGGAGCACAACAGATGATAGATGAGGGTCTCGTGCATATATTATCTTTAAATCTGAACGATTCTGATATCAATACATTAGATTTCAGGAACCCAATCTTTTTGAAAGACGGGTATTATTTGATCGACAGGATAATCAATTACAAGCCATTGGTAAAAGAATCTACTAAGGTGAGACTCTTGAAGTTTATTGACATTAAACAAATAGCCCAAGTCGTTGGAAGTCTAAACCAACTCCCTCCTACCGGATCGGGGAGTCTTCCCAGTGGTGTGGGTAATCCTACAGTGACTGTAGATGTATCTGGAAACATATCTATAAACTCTGGACCTGCTGGACCGGCCTTCAATAACAATTCTAATGGATTTCAGATGACCATAATGTACGGATCCGAATTAATTGCCGGAGCTGATAATCAATTGATTATTGGTAGTAATAATGAATTAGATGCAAATGCTGCATTTTTAGTAGGCGGCGGGGACTTAGACAATAAAAAGAATATATTTGCAATAGGGCTTGATGGGGTTTACAGGCCAGGTGGAGGGAATTATATTTATTATACAGACCCAGGAGGGGTGTTACATAAGACAGTTCATACTGATGCACAAGGCAGCTTAAGGGATAGTTTCGGAAGCTAAATAAAAAGATATGGCTGAAAGACGTACAGGGTTTACAATAGAAATCAAAGGAACAGATCAGCAGGCTAAGAAGCTTGGACTGCTGACTGGACAGTTAACAAGATTAACTACCGAAAGGCAAAAGACTCTTAAGGCCGTTAAGGCTGCTGGTGGGCTAAATGCTGCCTTGAATCAAAAGCTTGCACAACAAACCTTGAGGCAAAAGAATTTGAGGGCCTCGCTAAATCGCACAACCAAGGCTATTCAAGATCAAGGGCAGCAACAAAAAAAGACAGGAGGGTTATTCACTACTGTTAACAAGGCTGTTACTAATTCATTTAAGGGTGTTGGGCTTGCTATAGGGGTTGCATTTGGGGCAAGGGCTGTGCTGGGTGCTATTGGTGGAGCAATCAATATAATAAAAGATTTCCAGCAGGAGATAGCAAACCTTCAATCTATAACGGGTGCCACAGCCGAGGAGATTAAATTATTAAGTGATGCAGCAAAGGAATTAGGGGGGTCGACAGCTTTTACCGCCTCTGAGGTAGCCAAGCTACAGACAGAATTTGCGAAGTTAGGTTTCTCTACAGAAGAAATATTGGCAGCTACAGAAGCAACATTGGATCTGGCTGCTGCTGCTAGGATCGATCTTCCGAGAGCTGCTGCTGTTGCTGGTTCGACAGTTAGAGCTTTTGGATTAACTGCCGAGGAAACAGAAAGAGTTGTTAATGTTATGGCAGCGAGTTTCGCGGGATCTGCATTGGACATTAGTAAGTTTGAGACTGCTATTTCTTCAGTAGGCCCAGTTGCTAAGGCGACAGGATTTAGTATCGAGGAAACAACAGCGCTGCTTGGAACATTATCGAATGCTGGACTTGATGCCTCAACAGCAGGAACCTCATTAAGAAATATATTTTTAGAGTTGAATAAAAGGGGATTGACTTTGGAGGAAGGATTGGCTAAAGTCAGGAACTCAACGGATAGTGCCGGTACAGCTTTAGACTTATTTGGAAAGAGGGGTGTTGCTGCTGGTATTGCTTTAGCTGGTGCCGAGGAAGAAACAGCAAAGCTGACAAAGGAAATAACCGGAACAGATGCAGCAGCCGAACAGGCAGCAATCCAGTTAGATACTTTAGGGGGTGATGTAACTATATTAAAAAGTGCATATGAGGGCTTCATCTTATCTGTGGAGGATGGGAATGGAGTAATATCAAGATCCATAAGGTTTTTTGTCAGATTAGTAACAAATGTATTAAAAGCAGCTTCTGGATTAGGTAGTCTTTCTGACTTTATAAAGGAAAACAGAATAGCAATAGTTGGCTTAACCACCGCATTAGTAGGATTGAAATTACCTTTAATAGTATCTACTGCTTTATCTATTAAAGATGCTATTGCTAAGAAGGCGCAAAAGATAGCAACAATCGCATCGACTATTGCCCAAAAAGGATTAAATAAAGCACTTAAAGCTAACCCCATTGGATTAATTATCACCGCAGTAGGATTGTTAGTTGCTGGATTTGGGATATTGTTTGAAAAGAGCGAAACGGTAAGAGCTTCTATCGCGGGTATTGGAGAGGTTGCTTCAACTCTTTTCGATATAATTAGAGGCAGGGGTGGCGATCTTGGAAGTGCTTTTGCAAAAGGATTTAACGATAAGTTAGCAGAAGCAAACGAGCTTGAAGAATCCCGATTAAAATCTGTATTTGATAAATTTCAAAAGGATAGGGAGGAACGATTACAAGCAGCAGCAGATGCGCGACTTGCGGCAGAAAAGGCAGCAGCAGATCAACGACTTGCAGCAGAAGAAGCGGCAGCCGAAAAAAGGAAAAAAGCGGCGAAAAAAGCAGCTGATGCTGAATTAAAGTCGAGGCAGCAGGCACTTAGAGAGCTGAAAAAATTGGAAGAAGAGCAAATTGCTGAAGCCCAGAGACTTGCAACTGAAGCCGCCGAAAAGGACTTGGTCGCTACTGCCAAGCTAATCATTAGGGAGAAAGCGATTGCAATCAAGGGCTTAATTGATCAGGATGCAGATGCTGAAGTAATAAAAAACAAGCGGTTAGAATTAGAGGAGGAAAGGTTTAACCAGGAATTGACAGCAAAAAAATTATCCGACGGAGAGAAGGAATTGGCAGAATTTGAACATCAGGTAAAGATTGACGAAATTAATCAGGAATTTAGGGTGAAAAGGAAAACGGAGGACGAGGAAGATGCTGAATTTAGAAGGGAGCAGGAGCAATTCGCTATAGAGACTTTCCAGGAAGGATTGCAATTATTGGGAGATATTGCTTCAATTGAAAGGGACAATGAACTCAAGGAAATAGCTAAAAACGGTAAGAAGGAACAAAAAATATTAGATAAACTTTTAGCCGATGGGTCAATATCACAAGCCGAGTTCGATGATGTATCCGCAAAATTAAAAGAGAAGGCTGATCAAAGGGCTGAACAGGCCAATAGGAAGGCATTTAATACGGAAAAGGTTATCTCGCTGGCGAGAGTGGCTATTAATACAGCCCAAGCCATATCTAAGGGTATAGCTCAATTTGGTCCTCCTCCATCACCTCCTGGAATTGCTGCCATTGCTGCTGCGGCAGCGATAGGACTTACCCAGGCAGGGATTATAGCTGCTAATAAGTTTAATAAAGGAGGAAGAATCCCCGGGCAATTTGATGGGAAAGATGATGTACTGGCATTATTATCCAGGGGTGAAACTATATTGACCCCCACTCAAAGAGATAACCTGGGTGGACCTGCCGCTATGAGTGCAGCAGGAGTTCCGGGATACCAAGATGGGGGCCGAGCCGACATATTACCAAGCCAAGGGGCGTTACCTCCGGCTCCAGCCGCAGCAGGAGGTGGTATCGGTACATTTGTGTCCAGGGAAGACGTGGTTGACATTGTGGTAAATTCAATTGGTGCATTAAGAGTTGAAGTGCTTGAATCAGATATAACCGGGACTCAAAAAAGGGTTGAGGTAATTGAAGCAGATTAATGGATGGAACTCTAAACATATTACAAGAAACAGCCCGCCAGATCAATGAAATGCGGGTCATTGACGGGGATGTTGATGTATTGGTACTAAAACTTTTTGAAATAGGCATCCTTGAACCTGAAAAAGCAAAGAGATTCTTGGTAAAGAAATTCTATTTTGATAAGATCCATGATCACAATTATAGCTGTAAGGCCGCAGCCCTTGAAGCAGCAGTAAAATTCAAAGTCAGCGAAAGTTTCGTAAATAAGTGCATTTATTACTACAAGGACATCAAGGTTTTTTAAGCACGGAATAATTTTTATTCCAATTTCATATAACAGTTTGTCGATTTTTTCTTAGCAAGAGGGCATCTGTTTGTCGTATTATTGTAAAATATAAATTAATTTTTATGAGTAAGCCAAAAACAATCAAGTACATCACGGTTAAAGCCCAGGAGAAAGACGGCAAAAAAGTTGCTGTAATTGATATTTTCGGGTTAATTGGACAAGGATTTTTCGAGGAAGGCAATACGATGGAAGGGTTGAAGGCTGAAATTAAGAAAGCAGATCCATCAAAAATTATAGTTAATATAGCTTCATTGGGTGGTAGTGCGTTTGAGGGGTTAGCAATACACGACCTAATAAAATCACAAAAAGTAGATACTGAAGTTAATATAGTGGGCGCCACTGCGAGTGCTGCTGCTATAATCGCACAATCAGGTGATACCAGGAAGATTTCAGAAAATGCTTTATTCTTAGTTCACAATTCTCATGGAATGGCATTCGGTGGTGTAGAGCAGATGGAGAGAGCTGCAAGCGACATGAAGTTGATTAATAAAAAGATGAGTGCGTTACTTACTAAAAGTGCTGGAGATAAATCTACATTAGAAGAGGTTGAAGCATTGATGAAAGAAGATAAGTTTATCAGCGCTGAAGAAGCTGAGGAATTTGGTTTTGTTGATGAAGTCTTGGAAGCAAGTGATATTGCTGCCAGCAAATTAGATTGGGATGCAATAGCCCAATCCAAAGAATTGAATGACGAACAAAAACTCGCTTTGATCAAGAAATATAAAAGTGACGAAGGCGATGAAGGTGAAGAAGCTAAGCCGGAAGGTGAAGGTGAAGGTTCAGGTGAGGGAGAGGAAGCCAAACCGGAAGGCGAGGAAGCTAAGCCAGAGGGAGAGCCAGAAACTAAGCCAGAGGGCGAAGAAGCCAAACCAGAAGGAGAAGAAGAAGAAGAAGCTAAGCCGGAGGGAGAGGAGAAGGAAGCCAAGGAATACACTCAATATGACAGCTTCGTTGCCTTTATGAAGAAGCATAATCCTTTTGGGGCAAAGAATACGAACGACAAATCTGATAATGGAGATCCGGGAGATGAGCATAAAGACGATAAGGATAAGGAAATCGAAAAGCTGAAAGCTGAGAAAGTTGCTGAGGCTAAGAGAGTGGAAGACCTTGAAAGTCAAATAAGGAAGGGCAAGCAAAAGAAGGCAAAGGCTTCCGGTAATAGTGATGCTGACGATCCTGATAGCCCTCATGCAGATGATTTTCGGTCTGACCAAATTAAGGGCTGGGATAAGAACGCAGAAGTTTTAAGAGAAGCTAAAATATAAAAAATAAAAACAGATAAGATGAAAAACTTTAGAGCATTTATCACATTAGTTATTTTAAGTCTTTTTAGTGCAGCAGCATTTCATTATGCTACTGGAGTCGCCCCGGTCATTCCCTTCGTTGGGTTAATGCTCGTGGGAGTATTAGGCTTATTTGCTAACGTATTACCAGGTGTTGCATTCTCTGGATTCATTACCGCAGGTAGTGAGTTTTTTGGAAAGGAGAATGAAGACATAGTCCTTAGACCTATCTTTACAGGAACATTACCGACACAGATGGGTATCAGGGTAATACTAACTGTTAAAAGTTCACTTAAAGTTACTTTCTTTGGGACGCTATCTAAAATCTTAAAGAAGTATGCTGATGGATTCCAAGGCGGTGCCTCTGCTCCTCAGTCACAGAAGAAATTTGAGCTGGAAGAGTTTAAGGCTGAGAGTGAGTATTCAAAGCAGGACTACAAAGATACTATCCTTGAAAATGTTGTGAACGTAGGAGGGGTAAAGCAAAATGACATTAGTGGCACCTCTGTTCATGCAGCAGAGGTAAGAGTTTTCCAAAATGGAATGGCTCAAGATGTATTTAGAATATTTTGGTTAGGTGACAAAAATAAAAAAACTGTTACGGGCGGATTCAATGATGACAGTTCTCCTGATGTTGATTATAATGTGATCGATGGAATATGGACGGCGTTCAAGGAAGCCAGTTCTATATTACCTAACGGGGATGCTTCGGCTCTTCCTTCTGGTGATCAGGTTATAAGGTTTGTAGTTGATAATGGAACAGTTGCTCAGGTGAGTACAACTACATTG